CATATTGTTCAAGTAATCTGTTTGCTCTCCACCCTCTGCAATATTTATATCACCATCCATTAAAATGTTGCCAAAGCATTTTGCATCAGTTATAACCCCAGTAGAATCATTTATAATGCTTGTTATGTTTTGATCAGCACTTAGTAAATCAGATACATATATTAATCCAGCACCTTTATATGTGAAATCAGTACCAGTCGCTCTAGTAATACCCAAATCAAGCATAAATACTTCTTTAGGTGTCCATTCAGAATATATTCTAGTAGCATAATTAGAGAATGTTTCAGTAAATGCACTTGTCTTATGCTTTAATTCAAAATAATCTAATGTTGCTGAATAAGGCTCTCCCAATGCTCCGCCACCGACATATTGTGTAGTCCCTGTTCCAGTAATAGTAAGAGCTACAGGCCCGTCAAATGCACCACCGTTTAAAATCACTCCAACATCTCCATCATATAAAAGCTCAAATCCAACACTACAATTATCTTTATATACATAACCATCAACATACGATTTAGCAACACCGTCATATATAAAAATTTTCACTTGTCCTTTTGGATCAGCATTCCATGTAGCTAACTCACCAGCAGAACTGATTTGCGAACCATCTATATGAGCTTCAAATCCAATTGAGCAATTATATAACAAGCTCGCACCATCAAATAAAAATTGATCTACACTGTGATCGTCAACTGTATTAATAGTCCAATTCAAAGCTAATCTAGTGAAATCACCTGCGGTATAACTTTTTACAAATGCTAAACTTGTATTTGCATCTGCACCCCAACTAGCATTACCCTCGTATCCTGCAAATGCTTCATCATTTTTGTTTGATTTAAAACTCTTGCCAGCTTCATCAGTAATACTTACTGTCTCTCCGTCACTAATTAAATTACCAATTCCGTATTTAGGACTTATAACAACACTTGAGTCCGTAAAAACTCCCATTTAATACTCCCTTCCTTGATTTAAATATAAAAAAAAGGGGTATTACCCCCTTTATAACTATCTATGCTATTACGCCTTCAAGAACCAAAATATTTAATGGGTTCTTAATTAAAAATCCATAAGAAGCATCCATCCATATTTTGTAATCACCTAAGGCTCTATCTACTGTGTGGTTTTCTGTCACCAAATCCCTCATCACAAAAGGAATTGTACCTGTTTTCCATTTAGACCAAGTAAGATGATTCATGCCGTCTCTGTTTCTAATAGACACATTCGGTGATTTGTGCATGATATACATATTCTTGTCACCAGTCCATACATTACCGATACTATCCTTATTACTATCAGGAGTATCAAATATAACTACTTTAGATACCATATTGCCAAATACTTTATCTCTAATCATGTTTTCCAGAGCATTACCGTTAACATCCCATTTATAATTAAGCATGTCAGTAAAATCAAATCTTGTTCTCAAGACTGCAACTACATCTCTTGGAACACCAACAATAAGATTATCCCTATTTACTAACTTGTCTAAATATGCAGTATATACCCCAAGAATATTATCCGCAGTATCTAATCTGTCAGCACTCGCAACAGTTTGTGTATTAGTTATTCCAGCCAATGCAGTTTTAAATGCTACTTCATTTTTGAAATCATAGGCATCAATCAAAGTTTTACTTAAAAATATTTTCTCATCTCTTTGTTCCTTACTGTCCATCTCGTCCCATTCTAAAGCATCGATTTTTTCACCATCATCAAATATTGAAAGAGAGTATTCTAAACTATCTTTCTCTACTGTACCAAACACTCTTGAGTTAGTTCCAGAAGATTTTAAATCTGCAACACGAGCTGCTTGTAATTTTCTCACTGCTTGTTTCAATTTACCCTTTCTATCCTTAACAGATAGTGAAGATAAAAAATTATTGTAAGCAAAGTTGTTATTAAAATACCCTATTGATCCCAGGTATTCAGGCAACCATTTTATTGGTCTTGCTATGTTATTTGTACTCATTTCCCCCCCTATGTAAGCTTATATGCTAATTGACAAAAATATTCAGTGTATAATGTGTCATCTTGATACCAACTGTGTGATTCAGGTAAAGATGTTATTGTTCCAACTTCAATAGTACCTGCATCAGTTGTCCCCTTATCAACTATTAAACCGTTTTCATCAATAACAGCTTTTGTACCAACTGTCACATCAGTAGATTTACAATGAACCATAACGAGCATTCCATCCTCTGTTAATACAGATAATGTCTCGGCAGTAAGATAAGTGTGTTTATCTCTATTTAGTGCATCAACACCAGTTTCATCAGCAACAGTTACTTTTCCTGCAGCAGTATATTTTACAAATTGTCTTGCTTTGATACCACCATCGCTTATATACGCTGGAGCTTCCTTTGTAGTTTGTGCGCTTTCTTTCCAAGCCATCATATCCTCCTTATTTATCCTCTACTTTGTCTAATATTTCCATTGCTTCTTCATGATCAGGTTTCCTATTATGTTTCTTTATAAAAGCATTATATAAACCCGAATATGTATTTTCACTAAACTCTTCTTTTTCAATATCCTGATTCTTCATTTCTCTTGCAGAAAATCCATCAAGTATTAAATCAACAACCTCAAGACCCATTGAATTGCGAGCATTAATCAAGTTTTCTAATTCTTTTTCAGTACCATCTTCTTCTGTTTTAAGTGTAATACCACGAGCGTTAACTAAAGCTTGCACTTCATTTCTAACTCTTAATTCATTAGCAACTTTAAGATCTTTCTTTACTGCAACATACTTCTCGGCAATTTCCTTATTTGTCAATTCAAGCTCTCTTACTCTCGCTTGAGCTACTTCTAGTACATTTGTTGGTTTATCAACATTACCATCTTCCTTCTTTCCTTTAGGCATTAAATCCCCCTTTTGTATTTTTGTTACACCACGATTCTGTAACATATTAGTATGACGCACTTTTGAAAAATTAGTATTATCACTTTCATTCATTATTCCAGTTATTATACCTAACTCTAGTGCTTCATTTGTATTCAAGAACCAGTTTTTACCTTTAACATGATCCAATAATTCCTGACCGTTCATTTTAGTGTTTTCAGAAAGCAAGTCAAACAATTTACTTTGTAGTACTTCTGCTCTTTCAATACTATCTTTTTGCTCGCTTACAGTTCCGTAATTACCACCTGATACTTCATGTATCATTATACTTGTTGAATTAGTCATGTATCTTTCATCCCCAAGAGAGAGAAGTACTGATCCAGCCGACATTGCAACCCCAAAAGCTACCGTCACCAATTTGTTATCCATAGCTTTAAGTGCATCAACAAAACCAAACATTGGTTCAATATAACCACCATACGAATTAATGACCAAGTACACATCGTCTTTATAACCGTTATCAAGTATTTCACCAAGCCTATTCGTAGCCTCTTTCACCGAGTATTCATCTACATTATCAAAAAATAATATTGACTTATCCATATTAATATCCGTGAACTTTAACAATTTTACACCCCCTAACTCCATACTTTATTTAATTTTACACCATCACCCACCAATTTCGGACTAGCATTGTCTGGGTAATTATTTTTACCCAATGCTTTAATCATACCAATAGCTTCATTTCTATCTATTATAATCAATGAATTAACCTCTGATATATCACTTAATGTAGCCCATCCACTCAAACTAATTTCAGCCATGGCAATTTTTAATACTAATGTTTTAAATATGTCACTACTGCTAGCTAAAGATGATTTAATATACTGATACATATAAGCATGAGCATCATTAATCCCTGCTTGTGTCCTGCTCGCTATAATATTCAATAACCTAATCTGTTCAGCTGTTAAATCACCATCTAAAGGCTCACTATTAAATATTTTTCGTAAATTAGAATCTATTTTCTCTATAGTTATATCCCCAAGATCCTCATAAGCCAATAGGCAAAAATTAGATATGGTTTGAGTAGAATATTTATCTAGTACATTTATACCTGTTATTATCATATCCATAACTTACTCCTTAAAAATTTGCATAAAAAAAATAGCAAGATTAAATTAATAACCTTGCTATATATATTATTACCAATCTCTATTACACTTCCACGATAGGTACGATTAGTTAGTCTTATTACATGGTTGAGGTATCAGGATTCGAACCTGAAAATACTGGAATCAAAGTCCAGTGCCTTGCCGTTTGGCGATACCTCAATTTATATATACACTGGAGACGATACCCAGAATCGAACTGGGAAAAATAGATTTTGCAGATCCACGCCTTTACCAATTTAGCCATATCGCCGTATATAAAAATGGCGGAGAGTATAGGACTCGAACCTATAAGAGTGATTAGCTCGGTAGTTTTCAAGACTACTGACTTACCATTAGCCTAACTCTCCGAATATACTGTTGATTTAAAACAAAAGCCTACGAGTAAGTTTTATTCATATTTCTTACTCGTAGGCTTTGTCAATATAAATATAATACTTACCTACTTGAAAGTCAAGTATTATTTTAGGTTGTTTCTAATTCCATTACAAATACAACTTGATTTCCTTCATTGTTCGGATATATTGATACTATTTCCGCAAATAAATTCTTGTTTATTTCACCTTTAATTTTCGCCACAATTCCCATGGCATCCGCTGTTGTTTTTTCTACATTCGCATTTACATTCATAACAATACTAATACTAGCATTAGCACTCATAACAAAATTATTATTATTTAATTTCGATACATTAATATTAACAGAGTTGCTTGTATAGCTATGTAATATTTCTAATAATTTATTCTCGTCATAATAGGTTTGCTTTAGCTTGACTGACTTACTCTCAATCACAGGCTTTATCATATTGTAAATTTTATTACTAAATGCTTTCATGTCCATTTCCATAATCACCCCTTCATAATACCTTTAAACTCTATTTCTAAAAATGTACCTAATTCTTGAACAATAATATCTTCGATCTTCTTTTGTTCATGTGTCGTTAAATAATAAAATTCTCTTTTAGGTACTACACTTTTTTTTGAAAACACTGTTTTTCCAGCTAATTCATACCTCAATACCTTTTTTCTTACAGGTTTAACCGTATAACCTTTATGGTGAGCCAATGCTCTTTTCATAGTAGATCCAATCACAACACCATATCTTCGCTTATACCATTTAATATTATTGTACATTTTACCCGTATCGTACAGTGTGGTACCACCAGTTAATTTTGCACGAATAGATTTTGTCCAAGGATATCTACTTCCACGACCCTCGTAATCAATATGTCTACGAATCCTACCCTGTACATATACACCTAGTTTCTCACTCAATATACCCATAATGAACTTTTTATTTCGCTTAGTTTGTCGCATAAAGCTCATATTTCCCCCTAAAAATCACTCAACTTCTTATCATACATATACTTATAATTATCAACTAAAGATTCCATGTTTTCTAATTTGAAGTCAAAACCTATATCTGGTAAAATAAATACGGATTGCTTTGATAATAATGTTTCTTGAATATCACTTTCGTTAAACTCGCCTTGCTCTAGTGGTTCAAGATAAGACCTACAGTTAAAATGATTAGGCGGTGCTATTAATTCAGTAATACTATCACCAACTCTAAATATCTTTCCATTATAACTTCTACAAAATTCAGTAGTTCTATTGTCTAAAGTAGCAGTGTACCTAACTGCTGGATATTTATCTTTATTTTGTACAATCTCAAAATAATAAGCAGCTTGAAACAACTTGACAGCATTCGAATCAACAATGCCTAATAACTGCCTTTTATCAATAGCATACTTTTCTAATTC